TGCAGGTGGGGGTCATTTGACTATAGCCAACAAGAGCCTCGTGTTCTTGTCCACTTCGCCGCGCTTACCGGTGGCGGCTTGAAAGGCGCCGACGAGGTTATCGAATCTTACAAAACGCAAGATCCAGATTTCCATCAAGCCGTTGCCGATATGGCGGGCATAGACCGTAGAACTGCCAAGACGATTAATCTTGGCATGATGTACGGTATGGGTAAAGGTAAACTATCTAGTGAATTAGGATTAGATAGAGACGAGACCGAAGATTTATTCGCAAAGTTTCATGCGAATGTACCCTTCGTAAAACAATTAATGGAACAAGCTACCCGGAAAGCAGAGAACGTAGGTTTCTTACGTACACTGCTTGGTCGTAAATGTCGTTTTGATTTATGGGAACCACGCGCCTTTGGTATTCATAAAGCATTACCGCTATGGGAAGCAGAGAAAGAGTATGGACGTGACTTGAAAAGAGCATGGACGTATAAGGCACTTAATAGATTGATACAAGGCTCTAGTGCTGACATGACAAAGAAAGCGATGGTTGACCTATACGAAGAGGGTATTATTTCGCACATACAGGTTCATGATGAGTTAAACTGTTCTATTGAGAGCAAGGAACACGCAACACGGATCAAAGAAGTTATGGAGCATACGGTTGAATTAAAAGTACCACTGAAGGTAGACGCAGAGATAGGACCATCATGGGGAGAGATCAAAAAAAAGTAACAGGCGATGTTAATGAACACCGCGCTGTAATTAAATTTTTACAAGAAGGATACATGGTATTTAAAAATGTATCTGGAACAGGACCAATTGATTTAGTTTTAGTGCACCAAGAGACCGGTGAAGTAAGAAAAATAGACGTAAAAACAACATCATACCGTCAAACTTGGAAACCGGGCACTCGTATTCATAGACAAAGAAGTAAAGAACAGGTAAGATTAGGTGTTGAGTTTGAATTTATAGAAAAGGACGAAGATGTTTAAAGAGTTATGCGCAACATTGTTTGTGTTGTGTAATCCTATATTAAATGGATTTGATTTTAACTATAGCATGAATCCAAGAGACGATTTTGTTCAAGGTATAGCAGAATGTACAGTGGTTAATAATGCTTTTATACCCCCAGATAAGAGGGTGGTTGTCGCTATTAGTGTAGCACAAGCCATACTTGAATCTGATTGGGGACGTTCTCGTTTTGCAAAACAAGGTAATAATTTTTATGGTATAATTCAAACAGATGACACAGAACCACACATGAAATCTTTAAATAGTAATGTCATGTTAAAAGTATATGGCAACAAATGTGAAAGTGTTGAAGACTATATTCATTTACTAAATACATCTAGTGCTTTTGAAGAATATAGAGAGCTTCGTTTAAAGCAAATGCTAGATAATAATGTTAATGTGTATGATTTAATTCAAACATTAGACAATTACGCTGTAGACTCAGAATATACCAAAAAATTATTGGCTGTGACACTTGGTTTATTTGAAAAATATCCAGAAATATTTAAATCAAAAGAAATTTGGGATCACTACAAAAACAATAAAAGTACTTAATTTCCTTGACAATTTTATAAAATCCCATATGTATGGGCTTGTATGAATAAACATACCATATATAGGAGAAAGAAATGACTGACGTTAAAAAGTTTAAGTCTGTCGCAATCAATATTGATACATATCTCAAAGCCAAACCGATAGCGGAAAAGAACTACATGTCGATGGCTTCATTTATAAGATATTTAATTGATAAAGAAGAAGACAAGCCTACACTAAAAAATGGAGAAGATCATGGAAGACACGAAGGACAGAAGAATTAAAGCTGCATTATACACAGCAGTTTTAAATAAATTAAGCGGAGAGTTATCCGAACTTGAAGCAAAAGAAGTCTTACTAACAAATGCACCGACGTACATAACCAGTAAAGATCATGATCATGCAGATCATATTGAAGAACTGAAGAACATTATTGTAAGGAAAGTAGAGATAAAAGACGCTATACAAGACGTTAAATCAATTTACTTTCAACAACCAATGGCTCAAGGTCATGTCAAAGATGAAAAAAAATCTGATAGTTAGTGCCGTTAGAAAAGTAAAAGACAAAGTTGTTGTGCACTACACAGACGGAACAGTAAAAGAGTTTACGGTTTCTGAATGGGAATATTCGTACGGTCAAGGCCGTCGTCTGTGGGAGCAACACGAAAAAGATTTTAAAAACCCGGAGAATTTTGATGGCTGAAGAACAAGTATCTTTTGATATATACCAACCTTTTGGACCTAGTATATTAAAAACGAAACTACCTCAAGTTTATGTAGATGCACTGAATAAACAATCAGATGACATATTAAATGACGAGGAAAAGAGTAAAGAGAGAGATTGGAGTCACAATCTTGCCGGTAATGTTAAGAAAGAAATAAGCATAAATCACATGGACATCAAAGGATTTCCAGAGTTTCTTGCAACCTTATCGCAAGAATACGCGAAACGTGTGTTACCCGAATTTCTCCCCGAGGGTACAAAAGTTGCGTTTCGTGTTTGGACAGTCAGTCAATGGGCGGGTGATTTTAACCCGATGCATATTCATGATTCAAACTTATCGGGTGTTTGTTTCCTCAAGATTCCTCCAGACTTTGAAGAAGAGTACAAACGAGAGGATCATCACCCAACCGCTGGCTGTCTTGAATTTATAGGTTCTATACCAAACCACTTTGCACGTCATAGCTTCTTAGTGAAGCCAGAAGTAGGTGATTTTTACATTTTTCCTAGTTGGCTAATACACCAAGTTTATCCGTTTAGAAGCGAAGGAGAGAGACGTTCTATGGCGTTTAACGTGCATTTTACCATGGACCAACCAACGAAAGGTGTTAATGTCTGAAGAGACAAGGTACGATAAGAGAGCAAAGAATCTTAGGTACAGATTTGATAAAGATGGATTTAGGCGCGCTCGTTGGGAACAATTAGACCGTAAAGAAAAAGATTATTGGCGTGGTAGAGTACAACAATGGGAACAGGATAAGGCTACGCTGAACACGAAATACACTCCTCGTCTTCATCATAATTCGTAACATACTTAACGGCAGGCTTTACAGGTTCTTCCGCGCATTCACATAATTTCTTTGATTCTAATTCTTCTACTCTGTTTTGTAAATACACAATAACATCCTTTAATTCCTCTACCGTCATATAATCTCCTTTGTTTTGGGGGTAAGCTTCTAGCTATACACCTAAACGTTATATGGGATCAAGTTATTTTTCAGATATTTTTTCACCAATTGCATAAATCATCACCGCGATGAATGCTAGTAATACGATAATCATCACTAAACATGAGATAATTAACATGTTCATTTCTTTTTTTTCTTTTTCTTACGTTTAAATAGGTTCATCCATGATAGTCTGGGACCAAAGTATATCGCCTTGTACTTATTACCAAGCCAGTCGTAGTCCCAATACCACTGCCAGACGTACCTAGCCAAGTGCCGCCATTTGCGCACTCATCGCTTGTGCTCTGTTAGGGGTTTGTTTTGCCCAACGACTATCGAGCATTTCGCTCGCCGCCGTAGAATACTCAAGTGCTGATAATGCTTTCCACAT